TTGTCAAGAGGGGTGACGTATGTTTCTAGGTCACCCCAAGCAAAGTCGTGCTCGAGGACTTCCAACAGCTTCTTGAGAGACTGTTTGTTAGGAAGCCAGTCGTCGGCATCTACGAAGTAGACAAACTCACCGCGGTTTCTCTTCAAGAGTCTGTTGCGTACTTGGTAGAGAGGTGCCCCTTCTCCGAACTCGACATCGATATTCACATCAACGGACTGGGCTTCTAGAGAACGTATCAGGGCAGCTAGATGGTAGTCACCACCATCACGACAAGGAATCAAACAGTCAATCATAGGTCTACATCCGCTGCGGCAGCTGCACGGCCATGAATGAAGTGCCCATGGAAGTTAATTGTCGTAGCCACGTTGGCGTGATAGAACGACACCCACAGGAAGGATACGTCGCCTGAGTGAGTGATGTCTCCGTCACCTTCAGGGATCTTACGACTGTGAGAGAAAGTCCAGTCGGCTTCGTCCTTCATGATACCTGTTAGTGGGTCACCGTCAGACTCAAGGCCAGGCCAGTAGCCAGCACGCTGATCCGGAAGGCCCCAACCAATTAGGAAGCCCTTAGGTGTAGGCTTCCAGTCGGTAAGGAAGAAGGGGTCAACGAAGGCAGTCAAGAAAGCGGTAGCGTCCCAGTCGTACACACTCACATGATATGGCAACGGGAGGTCAGCGACGATGACCGACTTCATGATGTTCATCGGCCCTTCAGCTGCCAGGATCTTAGTCGTCACCCATGTGTTTGGTGGAACAGCCACAGTGGAGGTACCGTCGAGCTTCCTGGCGTAAGGAATGATCCCAGAGCCAGCGTCGTCGTCCCAAGGAATCTTGTCGTCCTTAGTTGTACCGGACGTACGTGTCGAACGCTTCTTACGATCTGGATCTTGTCCATCAAGTTGTGATTGCAACAGTTGATAGACGTAAGGAAGACTTCGGAACTTGGTATCGACAGTAAGAGTAACTGACAGACTACTGAAGTTGACTTGACAGCCTGCGATGTGGAAGAGTATCCCAGTCGCACCTGAACCATAATAGTTCTTGACTAGGATATTCTGTCCGGCCTCAATTTCGAATCGTGAACCCTCTGCAGGGTCTGTTCGAAGGACGATAGTTCCGTAGTGCCCAATGTCAGCGTCGCGATCGATGATCTGTTGGGCCAGAGTTCGAGCTGTACTCTTATCAATGCCTTCGCCAAAGTTTACAAATCGTTCGACTCGAACTTCTGTGAGGTCAAAGGTGTCTGCTCCGAACTCAGCCGTCGACTCATCGAATTCAAGTAGGAGAGAGTCACTACCCGCGAATGGATTGTAGAATGGTCCCCCTCCACCAGCAGCAACGGTAACTGACCCTCCTGGATGGATGTCGTAAGTGTTCTGGGCCCAGAAGAGGTTCCGTGTAGTTGTATCGGGAGTGTCTGAGCACTCTCCGTAAATGACGTTTGCAGCACCTTCCCACTCCTGGTTTATGTCGGCAGTGAAGCCTTCCTGACCGTAAGAGATTGTCCAGTTGATAGTGGTCTTGTCTCGCATCTTGAAGACTGGCTGTCGTGGACGTTCCATCATTACGGTCCACGAGTTGTCGTCGATGACTGCCTTCTGAAGTTCTTCAAGTACATAATCGAAGGCTGACTGCCATGCACCACTCTGCCACGTGAGAACCCCACAACCGTTTCGGACAATCATCTCCTTGGTACGAAGATGAGGTCGGCTGTCAAAGAACCACTGCTTAGAGACAGCGTAGTCGATTGTCTGGGGATCCTTGATCGGACTAGGTGCACGTACGTACAGGTCGAGTTGATGGAGTGCACCAAGACACGTAAAGGTCGTATGCGCTGAACCTTCGTCCTGATGGAAAGTCCAACTCTCTACAAGTCCTTCCCACAGGATCTTCATGAACTCACCTGTGGTCTGAACCTTATTGATTTCGATTGAGGCCCACTCTCGCATCCACGGTACAGACACGCCAGGCTCGTCATAGCCTGTGATCTGTGGGAAGTTGATAACTGCGACACCATCAGAGCCAGGGTCTGCAGAGTTCCAACTCGCCACTGAACAGGGAGCATTGCGATAGAAGGTTACGTCAATGCCGCCAATGACAACTTGAAGGCGTCCCCATTCTTGTACAACAATACTACTTGGAGTCCAGGGCATGACTGTCCTTACGAGTAATCGAAGATGACAATACCTGAAGCACTGAAGATCAGGTTGAACGTGTCAGCGATGGTACTGAAGTCCGCCGTGAAGTTGATCAGACAGATCGCGTTGTTGCCAGTTAGGGCATCGGCATAAAGCAGAGCGCACCTGGCATTGGTGATCGTTGACGTAGCCCAGGCGATATCCGGAGCGTCCCAAACAAGAAGACTCGACGAGATACCAATTGTGGTGGTCGTGAGAACGTTCCCACCGGCTGTGTAGCCTGTGCCGCTAACTTCGTTGGCATTGTATGGGGACACACCATACGCCGTGTTAGTGTCGAAGTTAGGTGTGACGCTATTTGTGAACATCGCAGCCTTGTGCGAACTGTTCAGGTCGAGATTCAGAACAATCGTACCGTTCATATTATCTCTTAGTGTCAAACCAAAGACACCTGATTGAGTGACAGCCATTCTAACTCCTAAGTGGGACGACCGTCAACGATCGTTGGTGTGGGCATGATCTGCTGCGACAGCAAGACGGGTGCAATCGCTTGCCCTGTAGGTACAGGCTCAGCTGTGGGTGGAATGTAAACACCACCAACGGTGACTCCAACCGTAATTGGTTCTACATACACCCTTGTAGCCATCGACGGCGTACCAACAGTAATACCGACAGTGATAGCTGACACGTTAACATTTGTAGGCATTAGATCGGTCCTGCCTGAGGCGTCGGCTGACGAGCGAAGTGGAAGTGGCAAACAGTGAGGTTGCCTAGGTAGAAGGGGAAGTTAGCGTCCATAGATCGATTGGCTCTGTAGCCAAGCCATGACCAGGAGGTACCATCGAGGTCGAAGTCGATCACGTAGTACAACTGCTTGAAGGCAGTTATCAAGGTAGTGACCTTAGTCTGAATGTCTGCTCTACTGGAACCGAAGACTTCGACATCTAGAGTTCCAGTAGCGATGTCATCTACAGAGGACATCAATGCGCCACCATGAACGAAAGGCGACTTAGCCCATTCTTGTCTCTGGATAACTTCGCCTGGATCGATCCCGTCTGACATGATCTCGTAGCCATTGGCACCGACAAGCTCGAGGTCACCCAACGCTAACAATGTTCGTGAGATTGTACAGCTAATCGCCATTACGACACACCACTCCTTCTCAATGGTGCTGTGACACCACTCTTTGCACCCAATGTGGCCGCAGTAGCGGTTGCCTTAGGAGCTCGGAATGGTGTGTTTAGTGCTGGCGCACCACTAGGTTGTGCGTTGCCAGTTGCCTTGGCGTTGAGTTTAGCTTCCCGTGCAAGCTGATCGATCATGTCCTGGAGATCAGCAACGAAGAAGTTGTTGTCGTGAACGTCTGTCACGGTTGTCTCTGAATAGCCAGGAGCAATGTCAGGATTGTACATTCCCAACTGACCAGCGCCGAAACCTCTGATGATGCCTGAAACAGCTTCTGCGTTGTCTCCCAAATCGGGCACAGGCGGACCGCCTCTGCCTTGATTCCCTAGGTTGAGCCAGCCTGAGATGTCGTCAGCTGCCCAACCAAGTAGAGGCACACCGTGGAAGAGGTCAAGCATACCACTCGCTATGCCTCTTGCAATCTCCTCACCGATCTGAAGACCTGCGGCGAAGAAGTCGTCAATGTGTCCAGCGACCCAGTCTTCGATGGCGCCTACGAACGTCGCTAGTTTGTCTGGCAAGTTGATCATGAAGTCGACAAAGCCGTCCCACATACTACTGGCAAAGTCTGCACCCCAACCAATTGCCGTCTCGAGGTTCTCTCCGACCCAAGTAGCGATGGCGTCGATGATCTTCATCAACGTGTCTGGAGCCTGAGCTAGGATACGATCCCAACCAGCTTGCATATCTTGCCAGATCGTGTCGATGCCTGTCTTGAAGTCTTCCTTCAACTTCTCCCACAAGGCCTTGACAGCTGCCTTCCAACCCTCTTCGTTGAAGATGTCGAAGAGGATAGCAAGGTCTTCCTTCAGACCAGACAGGAAGTCACGAAACTCCTCTGATTGGGTGAAGAAGTACAAGAAGATCCCGACGAGAGCTGCCATGAGCGCTATCGCAATGCCGAGTGCTGCAATGAAGGGTGCAAGTGGAATCGACAGCAACGACAGTACGCCGGCGAAGATCAACATGACACCGACTAGGCCAGTGAGTATACCTGTTAGGACTAGGAAGACTGAGATGGCCAGCGACACGTAAACGATCAGACGTCGCATCTTCGGGTCCATGCCAGTGAACCACTGCAAGATCTTTGAGGCCACTTCGATCAGGCGTTCGAAGACGGGGATGACAACGTCACCAATTTGCGTCTTCAGAATTTCCCAATTGTTCTTCAACAATTGCATCTTGGATGCAGGCTGATCGAACATGATCTGATAGGCTTCGTCAGCAGCACCAGCTGCCTGGTCCATGAAGGCTGTGAACTGACTGAGCATCTCTGGTTGCTGCAACGCAACGTCCCAGAATCGCCGAGCCTGAATAGTACCACCAGCACCTTCGAAGAGGTCCTGTAGGAAGGATGACCTCTGTGGATCAGTTAGCGGACCCATATGCTTCGCGAGGTCCTGGACAACCTGGTCGATACGACGGAACCCACCCTCAGAGTTCTTGACGTCGATACCCATCTTCTCGAGACGTTCGACAACCTTTGGGTGAGCGTAGCTGTCAAGTGCTCGACCAGCTGAAGCAGCTGCCATGGCAGTACTCAAGCCATTGCGTGTCAAGAAGGCAAGCATACCGGCCAGGTCTTCGATTTCCTGCCCAGCACGTACTGTCGACGGAATCGCTCGACCAATTGTCGTCGCGAACTCCTCGTAGGTACCAATACCTTTCCTGACCAACTGGAACATGACGTCTTCAACTTCAGTCACGTCTTCCAGTGGTCGGCCAAAGGCATTGAGGATGGCAATGGTAGCTCGGGCAGCATCTTGGATATCGACCTGACCAGCTACAGCAGACTTCGAGAACGAATGCAGCAGCAACTCTGCCTGCGGGAGTGACGCATTTGTCGACGAGAAGATGTCGTAGAGAGTTGTCTGCATCTGATCAAACGGTGCAGCAACCTCTGAACCGACTCGTCGAGCGATGTCCTTGATCTGTTCAAGAGACACGCCAGCCTGATCAACCTGAGTCAAGGTGAGAGCGGCCTGACGATTGTACTCGACAGCGTCCTTGGTGAGTGACGCATAGAAGGCAATGCCTGCTGCGCCGGCGGCTGTCATAGCAACACCGACGCCAAGCAGGGCCTGACCAGCATGAATCTGACGTCGAGCGAAGAGGTCAGCCTCTTCGCCTACGCGACCAAAGGAACGACCTACATCGGCGATGACACGACTAGCCTGATCCTTAGCGCGGAGGACGAGGAGCACCTCTCGCACGCTTAGCGCCATCTTCCTTCGCTTTCTCTGCCCTTGCCGATAGAAGTAATTGAACTGCTTCTACTTCCAGCCAGTCTTCGGCGCGGAGTTGACTTGGTGTGCAGTGCATCTCGAGACTAAGTGCTGCTATCCCAATCAGCTCTGCAATCTTGGGATCGAGATCATCCGACGCTTTGTGTCCGTGAACCTGTCGAACGATCTCGTTGGCTAGTTTCCCAAGTCAACCGGAGCATTGTTCATCTGATTGATGTACTCCGAAATTTCCTCACCGATCCTGGGGTCCAGCAAGTGGATATGGGCAGTGTTGGTTCTGAAGTCCAGAAGCGCACCGCTGTCATCTTCCAAATTGTGCTCCACGATACAGTTCTTGAACTCGAACTCCGTGGCAGCCGTCTGAGCCATATCCATTACCATCTCAGCCGACTGCTGACGCTTACGGCCACCATCTACTTTCATGGCCGCACCGAAGGACATTTCCTGTCGCTTCAGCTTCTCGCCGTACGTGAGTCGTCGTAGGACCACAAAGCCACCTTCGCACGTCTTCAAGTCGTAGCGTTCGGTGTCGTTGGCATTTACAGTTGCTCGGGGCATGAGCAATCCTTTCTTAGGTGATGTCTTCCTGGCAAATGACCGTGATCTCATAGTCCTTACTGGTGACCAGATCAAAGACACCATTGAAGGTGACGTCCGCTGTAATCAGATCACCTTGACCTGTGAGAGACGGTCCGTCGTAGGTCTCTCGAATTGCATTCGGCATCTTGAACGTCACCTTGTTCGTAGCCGACTTCGTGCAGCTCAAGGTGACACTAGTAGCCGTGAGAGCCTTGAACAAGTCATACTCTGCACGACCGTCAAAGTCTCGCGTTGTCTGAAGAGTTGTTGAACGTTCACCGAACTTGATGAATCGTGCCTTGCGACTATCGTTCAGTCGGAACTGCGGCTCAGGAGTATCATCGACCTCGAACGTGAAGCCATTGCAATCGAAGACCTGCGTAGCAGTCGGGATCTCGATACTGTACATGCCAGCACCGAATGCTGTCGACGTTGCGAGCCACGTCGGAGTCGGAAGGGACTGAGAGGCTTCGTCGCTGCCCATAACAGTCATCGTCATCATCGGCACACCAGTATCGTCTGCCGAGAAGCTCATCTTGCCGACCACACATCCAACGTAACCGAAGGTAACTCCGGCTCGCACGATGGTGATCGAAAGCGTCTTCGGGAGTGACGAGGACGAAGCGATGGCAGTAGGCGTTGTGACGTACGTCTTGTCTGCACCAGCACCAGACTTTGCGACTGTGTTACGAGAAGCGTGCAGGAAGTACGGCAGAGCGTCTTCCATCAACTCCATCTCGATGTCGCCTTCGACGTGTGAGAATCCGTCCGCAGCTCCGAGCCATGTCACAACGTTCGCTCGAATGACTCGCCGCCAGTAGGTGTCCTGCATGAACTTGAAGTCTTCCGACTTGATCGGGAAGTACTTGGTCGGGGCAGCGTAGGTACCGTAGGTTGTCTCGAAAGCCAAACCCATGAACCCACCAGCGCCAATGCCGACTGCCATTACTCACCATCCTCTGGCTCAGGCTCGGCCGGGGTCGAAGCCGGTCCAGGCGTTTCAACAGCTTCCACAGGAGGAGGAGGCGGGATGACGATGTCCTCCTCGATTTCGTACTCTGGATCACCCGACAGGTACTTCATGTACGCTTCGTACGCATCGAGTTGCTCGTCGTCAAGCACGACCGTTGACCCATTGGGAATGAGTCCGAAAGGAGGAACCTCGATGAGTTCACCTTCGGCTGTGCCTGGGACATTGACGCTCAATGAACCCATCTGTCCTCCTACGTAAGGGTCTTTGTTAGACCGGTCCACGTGATTCGTGAGGCGTACATCAACGTCTTCTTCTGGACATAGCCAGGCTCGATAGTCGTGACGTACCCATGGATCACGTT